GTTTATTACCTTCTTATCAAACATCTGCTTAGGAAGATCTACTATATCCTGTATTGGGACATTAAGAAGATTAGCATCGATCCTCTCCGCAATCTTTTCCTCTGCCATTTCGAGAGTGATGTAGAGAACGTTTTTTCCCTGGAGCAAAGCACTGCTTGCCACATGGCACATGAATAAAGACTTTCCAACCCCTGTGCCAGCAAGAGCAATGTTGAGAGTCTTATTCGGTAGACCGCCTTTCGTAATTTTGTTGAAGTATTCAAGATCAAATTCAATTTTGTCTTCCTTTCTGTGGTAAGACTCATAACGTTCCTCATAGTCGTTTAAGTAATCGTGCCCGATATGAGTGTCAAAACTTACTGCAAGCGCATCAGAGAGAATGATAGGAATAGCATCAGCAGTTTTCTGTTCACTATTTCCATCAGCGATAGAAATAGACTCTAAAAGTGCTAGGTAAATAGCACGCTCTCTACACCATTTTTCTGTTGTATCGAATAACCATTCAATTTCAACTGGAGAATCATCCAAACAACTAATCAACTGAGCAATTTCTTTAAAAGAAGTCTCATTAATATCATTTCTTTTTTCCACTTCAATAGAAAGAATCTCCTTGGTAGGAACCTCATTATATTGAGTTACAAAATTAAAAATCTCCTCATAAACAATCTTTTGGTTATTATCTTGAAAATAATCTCCTTTAAGAAAGGGAATTACTTTTCTCAAATATTCCTCATTATGTAGGAGATTTTTTAGAATCAAAAATTCAATTTTATCCATAATGAACGTAAGTACTCATAATATATTTTGTTTGATTATTGGGAGATATTCCAGAATGAGGATACTCCCAAGTAGGAGGGAAAACAAGAACTCTACCATCCCTTGGATGAATAATTAAAGGTGGATTAACAAAGCAAGTATCTCCATCATTATCATTCAAATAAAATAAAAATGCAAGCGCCCTAATAGCAGAAGCATGATTAACTACATCTACATGTTCATCAAATCTTTCTTCCCCATTAGGAAGATATCTCTTTATTCTAAATTCTTCTAAGTGTTTAAATTTTGGAATATATGGATTCTTAATATCATCGCAATACAATGTATATACTTTCTTAGCATATGCCACAAGTACATTAACCAACTCAGGATAATGTTGATTAACATTTAATTGAGTAAAACAAGGTTTATGATCTTTATTAACATATTCATGATGCTCTGAAGAACCTTCAAATACCCTAATTAATTCTCCACAAAAATTGTAAGGAATGATGGCATCATATACCTTTACCGTATGAGAATTGTTGATTAGCGATTGCATCTAATTTCTCCATGACATCTGTAGTAAAATACTCCTCTGGATTTGCCAATATTTGTTTGGCATATATCTTCTTACCTCCGAGTTCATATCTACCTGCTACATTTTTCCAAAGTCCGCCAATCTCACCGAGTTCAAGAAGACCATAATATCTATCAAGACCACGAGAATCAAAATAAAGACGTATCTCAACCTGTTTATTCTCCTTACTTAAACGCGACTTTGCTGTCTTAGCTTTAATAATGTTACCAACAACTTCTTTCTGATCCTTTTCCTTTTTCTTTGTGAGATAAATGATCGTAGATGCGGCATATTTGAGACCAGAGCCTCCTCCCATTTCTTTAGTAGGGACATAACTTCCAATGACATCGTAAGTGTGATTTGTTACTATTAGTGGAATATTTGCTTGACCAAGTTTTAAAGTTAACATTCTGAATGCACCCTTCACAAGTTGGGATTTGGTCATATCCCTTACCTGCTTATCATTAAGTACGTCAGTAATCTCCTTTTCAGTGGAAAGCATCCCTAAGGAGTCTAACACAAACATGCATGGTTTGCGATCTTCTATGTTGGTCTTTAAATATATATCAACCGCTTTAAGTGCCTTTGACCTAAACTCCTCAATAGTTACTACATTTACGACAATAAGCCTATCTAAATCAATTCCTCTGCTTTCTAAAAGTGACCTAGTAATGCTAGCCTCAGTGTCAAAATAGAGTACATAAGCATCGGGATTATTATCCAGGAAGCTCTTAACCACGGCGAGAGCGAAAAAAGTCTTTCCAGTACTGCTTTCTCCAGCAATGGCAGTAATCTTATTAGAAGACACACCCCCAAATATACTGCCTGAACACAACCCATTAAAGATATAACTTCCTGTATCCACGTATTGTTCGACCTCAGTAATTTCTGACGCCAACGTTGTAAAATCATCTCCAATTTCTTTTACAATATCCTTTAAAAAATCCATAATTATCTTCTTAAAGTTTTAACATATTCCAACACATGCTCTCTCACTGCCATTAACTCATTATAACATTTCTGATTATGAGCACATCCACGGAGAGCATGATCGGGTTTTTGAACAGATTCTATATAAAGATCCAATCCCCGATTCCATTTTTGATTTTGATCTTCACCATCATCAATTACGTTTTGATCTTTCATCCAAAAAATAACTCCAGGTTTACAGTCTTCTCAACGTTCCAACCAATAGAATCCAAGATTACTTTGACTGGTTCCAAGAAAGCTTTCTCAAATTGTAAGTCATAATCAATATATTTGTCAATACCTAATTCTGTAGGAAAATCTGAAATAAAAGAAATAACATTCTCCCTAATAGGATTGGCTTTCTTAAGATAACAGAATTTAATCTTCTCACCATTATTAATCAAAGAATATTTATTATCTAATTTCTTCTCCTTTATATAATGATTATATAAAAGAGATCCTCTAACATGAATAGGTTTTGCAACCTTTCTAGTCTTATTTGTTTTCTCATCTGTAGTATAAGTATCTTGACCAAACTTATGCTTGGTTACATCATTGACTGTCCTAGGAAAAGCAATGTCTTCTGGAGGAAGTGTTTTAAACTTTGCCCTAGCGTCCTCAATAAAATTAATCACATCTTCTTCCGTGCCGCTCATCATAAGATGAAGAGCATCTTTAATCATCTTCCTACAAGGAGCAGGTGTTGAGGATTTAACTGCCTCAATACCCATCATCTTTAACTTAGGTTCTTCATACCTAACTCCTTCACTATCCCATACGTTAAGAATATACCTCTTCTTAGCAGTCCAGATACCCCTCTCAGCAATGTTCTCTCGCTTCATGAACATCTTCTGATCATAGGCATTCACATAAGACGCCAGTTCCTCATAGGATTTATCAATAAAGGGTTCCAATTTATCTTGGCAAATCTGGTCAAGAATGGAAACAATCTTAGCCTTATCATCAATTTTATGACTAAAAAATTTATCAACAAGAGGTCCGAAATTGATGTATACTGAATCAGTATCTGATGCCACCACATAATCCACTCCCTCCGTACTAATTAACTTATTCAAGTAGGTATTTATGCGGTTCTCTATCCATCTGATAGATACCTGACCAGAAAGTGTAATAGCTTCAGCATTCTCCAACTTATAATACCTAAAATACTGGTTGCCGACAGCACCATAAGCAGAATTAAGTGAAATCTTCTTAGCCATCTGAATGTTATTACATCTAGCAATTTCCTTCTCCAATGCTTTAGTTGGTGTCTTCTCATATTGTTGTTTGGCAACTAACATTCTATCTTTGAAGATGACTCTTTCTGCATACATCTTCTCCATTAATTCAGGAAGGAATCCCTTTACATCCTTCCTATATTGTGCGCCATTGGCACAAGTAGCATACTCACTACCAATCTCAACCTCTTGCTTTAAGAACCTTTCAACGCTTGCGCTGGGATGTCTATCCTCGGTGAGGGTTTCTGGACTGATATTGTACTGCATAATAAGATGAGGATAGAGGCTATTGAGGTCAAAACTAACAACCCAATCATACTTTCCCGGTATCGGTTCTTTGACATATGCACCTGCGTATTTGTCTGATTTGTCTGTTCTATTCTTAGGAGGAATAACAATATTTCTCTTCTTCAAATAGTTATAAATTATAGTATCCCAAGTTCTCACCTGGAACATTACGTCAATATAATTAACCTTAGCAGTATAAGCCATCGTCAAGGCTAATTCAATCAACTTCATCTTGTCTTCCAGACGGTCAACAAGTTCCACGTCAATTATGTTATAATCTACAAACTTCTTCCAGTTTCCCCTATAAAAATCCTTAAAAGTATCAAACTCCGAGTGATCTAATTTCTTCTGTCCTAATTCTACTTGAGCAATATAATCCAATCTATATGACTCTTGTGCCTTATAAGTAAACTTTTTATATAACTCAAGGTAATCTAAAGTTGTTAATCCAGCAATATCATAAACATTAAACCTTCTCCCAGTCATATACATTTCTTCATGTGTCACCAGACCCCATGGCGAAAGAAGTTTCATCTTCTTCTCTCCCATGATTCTACTAATCCTCCCACACAAGTATGGAATATCATACAAACGAACATTCCATCCAGTAATCACCTCAGGAGGATTCTTAGACCAATGATATAAAAATGAATTAAGCATTGCTATTTCATCTTCGAAATAATAATACTTTACATTATCTTGTGTGGGAGTATATGGTTTTCTTCCCCATGTAGTAATTTGTTTAGTAGTATAATCCTGCAACGAGATAGTAAGCATCTCCTCAGAGCAAGAGTCAGGATCTGGAAATCCATGCTCAGCTTGCACCTCAATATCCATTGTTACTAGTTTAATCTTACTAATATCAAACTTAATTTCTTCTTCTGGATATTTGTCCGAGATATATTGATAAACATATCTCTCATTACCATAGATATCAAACCCATCAATCTCATTATATTTCTTGTAAAATTCTCTACAATCTCTTACCGAACCAGGATGAATAGGCTCTACATTCTCTCCCTCTAAAGTTTTATATTTACTAGGTTTCTTTGATTTGACAAATAAAGTAGGAGAATATTCTTCTTTAAAAATTACCTTTTCCCCATTCTCATATCCACGTACTAGAAAGTTGTTTCCAACCATCTGAACATTAGTATAGAATCTCATTCTTTATCTAACATCTCCTCATACTTCTTAGTAAGTTTAGTATTAGGATCCACAATAGTCAAGATTTTATCCGAACTAATCATAAATGTATTTTGATTAGTTACATTCAACAACCAAGGAGCTAAGACCATCATCCCCTCTTGTATGGTAATCTTATTGTCTGATGTACTAACCACAAAAGGTTCAGTTAATTTACAATCAGGTTCACCTAACTCAGAAGTTACTTCTTCAATCTGACTCAGAATCAACTGATTGTTCATCAGTACCAACAACTTGAGATTCTTGATTTCCATCTTTTACAATACCTTTTTCGTAGATTTTTTTTAATTGGTCAATTGGTTCCACAATAGTTATAACCCACTCCGCTACTACTGGAATTTTTTGGTCTCTACTCAAAGGCATCCAGGGAGTAATCTGAATTTTATAAGGGGAAGTATGTTTTCCATCCCCAAGTGGACCAGTAATAAGTTTTACCGCTCCAGGTTGATCAAATACATATCCAACCACCTTTTCGTCAACAACCATCTCAGCAATGTCAGCTATAACATCTTCACCAGATTTTAATAGTGCTAGTTTAACAGTCATAATTACTATTTACCTCCTATTATTTTACCACAGTTTGTCCAATAACCCAAGCTTTTAATCCTTGCCTATTAATAATATCTATAGTAGATGATATTTTACCACCCACCCTCTCAGAAGGAACCACTATACAAAATCCAATACCTAGATTAAAAACATTCCTCATCTCTTTCTCTTCAATATCTCCTGCCTGCTCTATCTTATTGAATATCTCTGGTCTTTCCCAAGACCAATAATCAACATCAACAGTAAGTCCTGGAGGAAGGCACCTTGGAAGATTCTCAGGAATACCGCCACCAGTGATATGCGCCATACCCAAAAGAGGAACTTTTTTGAGCAATTCTTTTATTACAGGAGCATAGATGTGAGTAGGTGTAAGCAACTCAGGCATATCCCCAAAATAAATCTTCTGCCTCCATATCATATCATTAATTAAACTAAATCCATTACTATGAAGACCACTACTTTCTATACCAATAATAGCATCCCCTGGATAAATGTTTCTGCCATCAACTATTTGATTTTCTTCGACTACCCCTGTACAAAAACCAGCAAGATCCATATCCGCGGAACTCCCTTTACCTCCTACCTTAGGATGTTCAGCAGTCTCTCCACCTAACAACTGCATATCTGCTATCTCACATCCTTTAAGGATTCCCTGCATTACTTGACCAAGAATATCCTGATCTATTTTACCTGTAGAAATATAATCTAAAAAATATAATGGTTTAGCACCAGAACAGATTACATCATTAACACACATAGCAACTAGGTCTTCACCTATAGTTGTATAATCCCTTGCTATCTTTGCTATGTTTATCTTGGTTCCTACTCCATCAGTTCCTGAAATTAATACAGGATTTGCATATCCCTTAGGTATTCTCATCATACCATTGAACCCACCAATGGTAGGAACAATCTTTTTAATCTTTTCTACAAAAACATTTCCTGCCTCAATGTCTACACCAGCATCTTTGTAGTTCATTTTTGTTTTTTCATTTTAGACCATTTTTCAATACCACTAATTTGTGCTATTTGATGTTGTCCTTGAGTTATTACTTCTCCATT